AAATGTAGTTGTGTCTAATAAATCTTTTGGTATTGCTTTACCATATAAAGTATTTGTAAGATAATCGTATATACATCTTGCTGGATTGGCTGAGAATGATAAACTTGCTGAAGCATCATTTGATTCTACACCACCAATCGCTGGTATCTTTTTACCTTTTATCAAGTAAGTAATCTGTGGAGCACCTGATCCATATGCATCTTCATCCCATATTAATTTAATATAAACATAAGCAATTTTATTTCCTACTTTTGTATTGTCTGAATCATTAAAGCCAGGTATAGTTTGTCCTGCTTCTGCTGATTGTGATCCGTCATAGAAATATATTTCTAGTTTGCCTGAGTAATCGCTTTCAATCGTAAAGTTATTTGCATTTGAACCTGAACTTGTAGTTGCTGTTGCAACTAGTTCATCATTAAAAAATACTTTGTCTAGATGTTCAATTGGCCCTTCGCATAGTGTTTCTATTAAATGAAGATTAGCATTGTCTGTGCCATCTGTATTAATAAATGTTCTGTGTCCTGCTATACGTCTTGTTCCATATACTACTGGTATTGGAGCACTTGATCCTGTTTTAGTAATCAATACACCAGTTGGCCCTGCCGCTCCAGCACTTTGTTGTTGTCTTTTTCTTTTTAATGCCGCTGTTGCAAGTGCAACTGTTCCAATAATAATGGCACCACCTAATAATGCACCTCCACCAAAGATTGCACCAACTGTTGCGGCGGCTTTCATAATACCACCAAGGATTGCCGCACCTGTAGTTACTGGATCAGCGTGTGCTTGTGATGTTGTGCCTAATAATATTGCAAGTGTAATTAAAAATCTAAACATATGCTTTCCTAAATACTTCCCATCCTGGTTTGACTATATTGTCAATATGAACTTGCTTGATAACTAAATCTTTCAAATCTGAACATAAACAAGTTTGTCCATATATTACAGGAAGATACATATCATACTTTTCTTTTTTGTTTGGAACCCAAACTATATCACCTGCTTCTACTCTATTTACCGGTCTTCGTGTGTAGCCAAGTTCTTCTAACTGTTCTTTTACTGGCTTCATTTCTTCTGCGACACGTGATGCTTCTCGTCTGTTATTGTATGTTCCACGTAAACTACCATAGTTGTGTGGATCTTTCCAATCAATGTTTTGCAACTTAAGAAAATCATATAGCAGTTGATGACAGTCATTGATACCCCAAGTAAACTTTTGGTTAATCAATCGTTTTGCCCAAGTGTTTATTAACTTCGTCCCCACTTTACATCCTTTTGTATTTCAGTTGCTTTATCAAAAAAGTTATCACCACTAAACAAAGTTTGTTGTTCAGTAGTGTTTGTATGACGTCCTTCTGATTTTTCAAAGTCTGTCCAGTGTGATGTTGCTGTTACACTCAAAACAGCAGTTCCACCTTTGAAGTCTTCTTGTATTCTTGGTTGATCCAATCTACCGTCAAATACTAAGATAGGTGTTCCAATAATAGTATAGTTTGCATCAATAACTGTTCTATGAATAAGGACACGTCTGTCAATATAATTAAAATCTAAAAATGCTTTTACGTTTTCTGTTGATACTCCTGATAATGAAATATCAACACTTTCAATCTTAAGTTGGTCTTCTTCTGTAATATCACCTACACCTAACATACCTCTTGTAGAAAGATATGTATTACTGTTGTAAGTT